ATTTGTTGGATAAAATAATAAGTTTTGTAGGTTTGGACTGATGAAATTTCAAATTAACGAGTCCGAGAAGAAGAGGATCAAAGATCTATATCAAATCAATGAACAGGGTTGGTTGACTTATTTTTTTGATTTTTTTGATGGGGATGAACCTAAAAGTTCTTCACCAAAGAGCTCGTCTTCTAGCGGTAGTTTTTCATACGATGCATTGGATAGATTTGGATTGAGTTCAAAAGAATCATTGGATTTCAATGTGGTACCAATACCTCGTTTGAACAATATTATTAGTCATATCAAGAAATTTGAGGAATTTGTTCCTTTCACATATGACGATGCTTCTTATCCACCCAAAAAAGTTGAACCTGGTAAATCGTGTAGAGGGACTTGTACCATAGGTTATGGAACAACCGACAAGAATAAAGCAAAACCAGGTGCGACAGTAACCGAACCCGTTGCCTCAACATGGTTAACTGATTTTGTTCAGGATGAATGTATTCCTTGTTTGAAAAGATGGCAAAGAGATACAAAAACCAAAGTCACACCATCCATATTTGAAGCCCTGATTGACGTAGTTTATAACAAGGGATGTAGTGGATTCAGAAAATCTCCAATCGCTACCAAACTTGAAAATAAGGATATCGAAGGTGCGGGGAAAGAATTAAAAAATTGGCAAGGTTGGGGTGGAAACCAAAATAGGAGAGATGCTGTATATAAAAACTTCTTTATAAAAGGAAAAAAATGAAAAAAGTAATTAACGAAGGTGGTATTAGAGATATAAACGCATTATCCAAAAGATATCCGAAAGCAAAGATTTATTTTCACCAAGATTTAGATGGTGTAACTTCTGCGTTGGGAATGAAAGAATATTTGGAATCAAACGGAATCAAAGTTGTTGATGCGGAAATTATTCAATATGGTGATAAAGAGTTTTCCATTAAGAAGTTGGATGCTGCAGGTGACACGATGCCCGTATTGGTTGATTTTGCTCACGGGAAACCGATGTTCAAAATTCATACCGACCACCACGACAGACAAGCCGGAGCAGAGGATACCAAATCCAAATCATTCAGATCCGCAAGATCAAACATCGAAACAATATCACAAGTTCTGTCACCCAAAGATATATTTCCATCTGACGATATTAAGTTAATCTCCACTGTTGATTCTGCCAACTTTAAACCTTACGGAATTAAACCCCGTGATGTTATGAATTATATCCTTAAATTAGATAAGGAGGGAACTTTGGAGAAGAACAAGATGGCTCTTGGGTTGTTAACCAACAAACTTCTTTTGGCTTATAAAAACAAACCAAACTTTATGGAGCAATTGGTTATGACTTCTTCACCTTCGTTAATGAATATCTATCAGAACATCAAAAAGATTGCAAAGGAAAGAAAATTTGCTTCCCCCGAAGAAATGGCGAAGAACCAAGACATATATGTTAAATCTCAAAAAGAATCACCCAACGTCGTTTTTGAAGATGGAATCATAAAACAATATGGTGGTGGTTCATTATTTAAACCAGGTTCTTATGACAGATATACACCATTTGAAAACTATCCCGATGCAAATTTCTTAATTATTGCTTGGCCTTTGGGATTGGTTCAGGCAAGTTGTAATCCATTTAAAGAAGACAGAGCACTCAAAGGTATTGACTTGGGTGAAATTAAAGATGAGATTCTCGAAGAAAACAAGGGTTGGATGAAAAAGGAAATGGTTCCTCTCTCAACTCTAAAATGGATCTCTGAAACATCTGTTGGTCCTGAAAGTGTTGGTTTTACATCTTCGGACTTAAAAGCGTTTTATATGGACAAAGTTCAAGCGGGGAACGAAGAATATCTTTCAAGATTGGATCAAATTATGGATAAGAAGTTTTCTGAAATAAATGAAGATGAACTTACAATATTAGATAGTTTTGCAATTCCATTTTATGACTTGGTGGTGGAAAATTCTGGAGGTCACAAATGTATAACTAATCTCTCAGGTCTTAATTATTTGAGAAGATCCAAGAGACCACCACAAGGTGATTATAGAAGAGAGCCAGGAATGGAAGCTAAGTTCGTTCAAGGGGTGAAATTCTTCCAAGATCAGTTCTTTCAAAAACTGAAGGATAGAATTCAAGGGGTTGAGACGGAATCGGAATAAATGACAAAGGGATCACCTTCTTTGATATTGTGATCCTGACAAAAACCACCGGGTAATTCCAAGACGATATTTCCAACTCCTGTGTATGATTCACATTGGTCAGAATTACAGGGGGGACAATCGTGATGTATTTTATTTACAACATTATTTTTGATGAAAATTATATCCAATGGAATGATACAATTTTTCATCCAAAAACTATGAGATTTTCCATTCATCAGGAATACCATTGAATCAAAACCTTCAAATGTTTTATCCATCATACCATTTTCAATTTGATCTGGTGTTGCACAAATCTTTGAGTTTAGTATATTATTTTTTATTTTGGTTTTTACGATCATAACTTTTTAATTACGTCTAAAAATAAACCTACCAACATTTATCATACTTCTAATTTCTTCATTTGTATATTTTTCTGATAGGTATTCGTTCAAATGCAAACTACCACCAACAGATTTGAGATTTTCAAGGGTTTTAATTTTTGTTTCTCTCACATCCAAACTACTACCAACAGATTGAAGTTTTGGAAGGGATTTGATTTGTGTTCCTCTCAAACTTAAATAACCAACAACCGATTGAAGATTATCAAGGGATTCGATTGGCGTTCCTTTCAATTCCAAATTACCACCAACCGATTGAAGATTTCCAAGAAATTTAATTTCTGTCCTTTCCAAATCTAAAAAACCCGTAATTGAAACAAGTCCTTCAAGCCAAGTTAAACCACCATCATACCCGCCCAAACTTAAATTATCATCCAACGACCATCTTTTGATGTTCTTTTTTTGGATGAAATTTTTCAATCCTCCCATTCTATCAGGAAAATAATTAAGACCGGGTATAAACAATACCTCTTCGGTTTCCTCTTTTAATATTTGCTTGATAAGTGATCTCATTTCCAATAAATATCCAACTCTTGATTAATTGAATTTATATTGTTAGGTTTAAGGACAGAACTTTTTAATTATGAGAAGATCGTCAGGTATTTTACATAAATATAAGGATAAAGTTCTCCTTTGTAAAAGGAGTGAAGAATCGGAAACACTTGGTAAGTTTTGGTCAATACCTGGTGGTGGTTGGAAGAAAAACGAATCATCACAAGCTGCGGCTTTGAGAGAATTCTATGAAGAAACGAATATAAATATATCGGATCCCCTCATTTATGTTGGAACATCGGTTCACAAAAATGAGGATGGATCGGGAAGCAAGTTGGATGTTTTTATGGTTGAAGCCTCAGAAATGATTTCACCTGAGTTAGAAAATGCAAAAGATGGATTTGAGCATTCTGAATGTGGTTATTTTGAAATTGATAAATTACCCTCTCCTATGCCAAGAGATCTTATTAACATTATAAAAAAAATTAATTAATCAAAAAAAAATGGCAGTAAAAAAAGGAGACAAAATCCAAGTTCATTATAAGGGAACTTTGGTTGAAACAGGTATGGAGTTTGACAACTCATACGAAAGGGGTGAGACCTTGAATTTTGAGGTAGGTCTTGGACAGATGATCAAAGGATTTGAAGATGCGGTTTATGATATGGAAATCGGACAAATCAAAGAGATTCAAATTCCGGCTTCAGAAGCATATGGTGATCATATGGAAGCGGCAATTCAAAATGTCCCACGATCCAACTTCCCACCCGACTTTGAGGTAAATATAGGGTCTATGGTTCAGGGTCAGAATCAGATGGGTCAACCTATCCAAGCTCTTGTTGTTGAAGAAAACGAACAAGGAATTGTGTTGGATTTCAATCATCCTTTGGCGGGAAAAGATTTGAATTTCTCTATTGAACTTGTTGGAATTGAATGAAAATAATAAACTATTAAAATCAAAACTATGGAAATTAAAAGAAGATTGGTTGAAGCCTTGAGAAGCAAATATCGGGCGGATATGGAACTCGCATCTGCGGCACTTCAGGTATATCTTGAACGACCGGCAGGAATTGGTGAACATCCACAAATTTTGGATGAGATGGATAAAC